ATCATAAATTGGATCTACGTAGTTTGCGTAATCTGCAGCAAGTGCTGCATCATCCCAACTCCACCAATCAACAATAGTTCCAACAGGATCACGGAGTTCATCAACCATGCCTTCATCCATAGAGAGGGTCTCAAACCCAATCTTAAATCGTCCTTGGACTTTAGAACCACGCATACTGTGGATTATCCCCTATCAATACTAAGAAAAAAGGATTAAGGGGCGACTTCTACCCAACAGCAAGTTTCTTCATTTAATTCCCAGTCACCTTCTGTAGGTTTAGGTGGAATAAATGCATCACGTTCTTCATCATATGTGTATCCAATACCAGCAAAATTTTTACGTAATGGTGTTCCTCCTAAAACATGAACCCCAGCATAAGTATTGTAAGAAGTTTTAATCCAAGTACCACCAAAGTTATCAATCAACCACTTATAACCTTCATCAAAATGATCATTAGAACCAACAGTCACTCTTAAAACAATATTATTTTTATCAATTTCTGCCCAATGTGCCATTATCCACCCACCGATGCTTTTGTATAACGAACAACTACAACTCCTGAGCCACCAAGTTGATTGTTAGTGGTGGAACTAAACTGACTACCCCCACCACCACTGCCTCTATTTGCTGTCCCAGCACCAGGTGTTGTTGATCCTTGGTAAGCACCATTACCAGCACCACCACCACCACCAGTTCCAGCACCGTATGCTCCACCTCCTCCGCCACCGCCACAATATGAAACACCATTAATAGTAGCAGTTTTTGCAGATCCACCATTTCCACCATAATAACCACTACCAGCAACACCATTACCGTTTCTACCACCGCCACCACCGCCTGAAGCAAAGTTAGATCCAGAACCACCAGTACCGCCGTTTGTACCAGCGTTTCCACCAGCAGCACTATTATTATTTCCTTTTAAACCACCAGTTACAGTAACAACGCTACCTAATGAAGACCCATTACCATTACCTTCAGTTACACCACCTGCACCTATAGATACTGAATAGGTATTAATAGATAATGTTGTTGATCCTTCAGACATACCTCCTCCTCCACCACCTCCACCAGCACTGTTACCACCACCACCGCCACCACCAACTACAAGATAATCAACTGCTAAACTTGCATTAGAAATTATTAAATCATCATTTCCAGTAAAAGTTCTGTAATAGTAAGTATCATCTGATGTAAGAGTTCCACCAGTAACGGTTGGAAGTGGTGAAGGAGTTACAGAGTTACTTGCAGAAGATGCAGATGAAGTACCATTTGCATTTGTAGCAGTAATTGTAAATGTATAAGCAGTACCAGAAGCAAATGTTCCAGTAACAGTTAAAGGTGATGTTGTACCTGTTGTTGTTAAAGATATTGATGGTGAAGATGTTGCTGTATAAGAAGTAATTGCAGATCCACCAGTTGCTCCCGCTGTAAATGGAACAGATACTGTTGTTGAATTAGTTACAGAAACAGTTCCAATAGTTGGAGCCTGTGGGACTGTGGTTGCAGTGATAGAAGAAGATGCAGCAGAATCTGGGCTTACTGCGGCGTTAACATTTGTTCCCTTAACGGCGAAAGTATAAGCAGTTGCAGATTGTAGACCTGTGACTGTGACAGGAGAGGATGCTGAAGTTCCTGTAAATGATCCAGGAGTGGATGTTGCTGTGTAAGTTGTTGGAGTTCCACCTGTTGTAGGAGCCGTGAATGCTACTGTGGCAGAGCCATTGTTGTAGGCTCTAGATGTTCCTACATTTGTTGCTGCGCCGATTGTGGGCGCATCAGGTACATCCATAATTTCAGAGATTGCATTTAAGCCATCTGGTGTTCCTTCAATGCGCTCATCTTGTGCACGACGAATACCCATTTATGGTAACTCCCATCTGCATGTCTCTTCGTTTAATTCATGTTCTGGCGTTGGACGTGGGGCGATAAATGCATCACGATTCTCGTCGTAGTACATTCCTGTGCCCGCATAGTTCTTACGTATGTTTCCATTGTAACTTGTCTGGATCCAGCGTCCACCTAAATTTAAATCATTCGCCAAAAATTCTTGGCCCCTGTGTTCTTGGGAATCAGGAACAACAAGTACACGGACTACTTCTAGTCTCGCATTAATTTCTGCAAAGTGTGCCATTAAATTGCGTACCTCACAATCACAATACCTGATGCACCTGCGATTTCAAATGGACCACCTTTACCAGTGTTGGTAATTGGAGTAGTGTATGCAGCAGTTCCACCAGTAGGCGCGCTACCAGGAGTACTACCATTTCCTTGACCACCAGTTGCATAATAAGTTCCAAAGTATTGAAGTCCTGCACCACCAGTTCCTCCTGTGCCACCACTTCCGTTTCCACCAATACCACCTGCTCCGCCTCCGCCACCTGAACCGAAAGTACCTAGAGTAGTTCCTGTTCCACCGTCATAACCTTGGCTAGCAGTTGCTGTTCCGCCTACTCTATAACCAGCCGTATTTGATGATGCGCCACCACCACCAGAACCACCATTACCGCCAGGCTGAGCATTATTATTATCTCCACCACGCCCACCACCTACTGCGGTTTGTGAATTAAATACAGTATTTGAACCAGAAGCATTTACTGCGCCACCAGCACCAACCGTTACTGTGTAGTTTTGAGCAGTTAAGGAACCTGCTGTAATATAAATTAAGCCGCCTCCACCGCCTCCACCTGCATAATTATTTCCTCCACCACCGCCACCTGCAACTACTAAGTAGTCAGCAGTTAATGATTGTGTAGGAGTAAATGTTCCTGATTGACGGAAGGTGTGATAGACGTAACTTGCATCATAAGTTATATCTCCACCAGTTGCTTTTGGTGTAATTTGTTGAGCGGGAATTTCTATTCCATATAGATAAGCGGTTGAGTATTGGACATAACTGCCTGCGTCAGGATAAATTTTTATTGTAGATATTGCGGAAGTTCCTGTCCATAAATCTGCTGTTAATAAAGCATAAGCCTCGGTAGCATTATTTTCACCGACTGCATCAACTGAAATGCTTTTTTGATTGCTAGTTGTATAATTTGGAAAATATATTGTGGTATTTCCAAATGTTGAGGCGGTAACATTGGCGGCTGGAATTTGTCCCACATAAGTTGAACTTAATGTGCCACTACCCGAAGCAACCGCGCTTCCTGAACCTCGTAAAAATAAATATTTGTAATTACTACCAGTATCAGAATTAAGTCTCAAAAACTCTCCACATTGAGTTGCTGTTGCGCTACTTCTTGTACTATACAATAGACACAAATCTGTATATGTGGAAGGAATGGAAGTAAAAGTTATATCAGCCGCACCACCAGCACCTACAGTTACTGAACCAATAAGTTTATATGTACCAGCCATTATGCCGCCTTTATTCCGTAGAGAGTAAACTGGCTTCCAGCCGCAAAGGTGCTTGAAGACATAGTTAAAGTTATGGTTGAAATTGCTGAAGTAGAACGCCATAGGGCTACGCGAGCAAACACTCCATAAGCGGCAAAATTATCTCTAATTAAAGCAGTTTTATAAGTCGTAGTATTGGAGTAGTTTTGAACCTGCATTATTGAAGTACCTGTATCGGTGTTGTTATTTTGAAACTCCATATCGATACCCGAAACGCTGGTATCTCTAGCACTTGTGGCAGTTGTACCATCGCCCTTTAATCTAGTTTGAGAATAGTTTGTAGCGGTATCGGAATTAAAGGTAGTAATAAAATAGGTGTTTGCGGTAGTCATCTTGGGATTAGATACTAAAACTAAATCAGTATAAGCACCACTAATAGCATTAAAAGTAACTGTTGCCGCTGTACTTACTAAAGTAGTACTTGCTATTGGTTCATATGTAATAGCCATTATGACCCCTTAATTCCGTATAAAGCAAGAGAAGAATATTGAACAAGATTAGAAACATCTTCTTTTATAGTTATTGAAGTAATTGCGTTAGTGTTTCTCCAGTTGCCAGAAATTAAACCTGTGACACCTGCGCCATTTCTATCATTTCCACTTAATGTGCGAACTGTTTTATATTTATTAGTATTAGCATAATCCAAAATATCTATAACGACAGTGCCAAATGTATTTGCTAAACCGCTAACTGCTGGCATTTCACCAAGATACATAAATGAAGGTAATCCTTGTGTATCAAAAGCACTAGCAGATGAACCGTCGCCTACAAGACCGTGCCAAGAATAATTGTTTCCAGTATCGCTATTAAAACGCATAATATTTCCTGCTTGTGCATATCCTCTATCGCTTCTTAAAATACCTCTAATTTGCAAATGAGTATAAGTGCTAGGTATTGAACTAAATGTAATGCTAGAAGCGCCACCAGCGCCTACAGTTGAAGTTGCAATGGACTCAAATTTACCAACAGAAGCCAAGGTCAATGAACTAGATGCAGCAGATGCTGCAGAAGAGCCTGTGGTATTAGATGCAGTTACTGTAAATGTATAAGCGGTACCTGTAGATAATCCGCTGACTGTGATAGGCGAAGATCCTGTGCCAGTTAATCCACCAGGAGATGATGTGGCTGTAAAGGTTGTAGCAGTACCACCAGTGGTGGCAGCAGTGTATGCAACAGAGGCTGTGGATCCTGTAGAAAGATCTGCGACAGCGCCAATAGTCGGAGCGTCGGGGACGTCCGATATCGCCACACCAGTTTTGGTTATACCTGATGTATTGGCTCTCTTGATATTTGCCACTGATACTCCTTATGACTTAAAAAGAATTGTACAGGGCCGCCATAATTAACGGCCCCTAACTAACGACTAGAGAACTAGAGCGTCTGCTTCTTCTGAAGTCAATGGGGTACCAGCGATCAACTTAGCCTTTGCAGATGCTTTAAGTTCAGCCTTTGCTTCGGCTGCTGCTTCTTCTGCTGCTCTTGCTTCCGCAAATGCTGCTGCATCTGCTTCCATCTGAGCGATCTCGGCATTGGTTAACTCAATGATTGACTCTTCGCCAGTCATGCAGTTTACCTCTAGTCGTGTTGGTTTCGTTGCCATTGTTTGTTTTCCTTTCGGTGGTTGTTAAGCGTTAGAAATTCCGTATAAATAAAAAATTGATCCTGATTTAAGGTTATTTCCACTTCCGTCTGTAATTTGAATTGAACTAATTGCTGTAGTACTTCTAAATAATTGAGAAGCACATGTAGTAAGAGCAGCCGTAGTACTATTTTCTTGCGAAATTATAGAAAAAAGAATTTTGTTTCTTGATGCGGTGTATGAAGGAATATAGATTTCTAAAGAAGAAAAAGTATTTGATTGAGAAGTATCTCCATTTCCGTAAGACAAATCACCAGCATTTTGACCAGTAAAAGTACTTGAACCCATAGTTGAAGATCCAGACATCATATTTCTAGTAAAAGAGTATATTGAACCTGTATTTGAATTTAATACAAATGCAGGTTGTGAGTTTGCCCCACTTGCTGTTGTTCTAATGCTTGCTTTTAATACTAAGTCTGTATAGGTATTAGTTATTGATGAAAAAGTAACCGATGCAGTATCTGATGCCAAAGTATTTGAACTAATTAAAGTGTATGTAGTTGCCATTTATGCCGCCGTTATTCCATAAAGAGTTGCGGTTGTATTGGTTTGAAATCCACTAGTTCCAGCATTTGTTGTTAAAGTTATAGTAGTTATAGCAGAGGTAGAACGCCATACACCAACGTGTTGACTAAGATACCCAAATGTTGCACCATTATTATCTCCACTATACTGAGATAAACAGTGTTTAAATGTAGAACCAGCATAAGAAAAAATATCTAAAATAAGCAAATCAGGTTGAGTTGAACCACCCGCAGAAACAGTAATAGAACTGCTACTAGTTGATCTAGAACTTGAAACAGCAGTACCATTACCAGAATAGTATGTTGTTGAATACGCCGTACCACCGCTAGTTGAATTGTAAGTTAAAGTTAAGTAACCGCTTCCCGACCCATTTGCATACCTATTTAATATCAGTTTTAAATCGGTATAAGTGGATGGGATAGATGAAAAAGTAAGAGTTGAAGAATCACTACTTACAGTAGTAGTTGCAATCTTTTCATACGTGGCTGCCATTATTTACCCCTTAATTCCATAAAGAGAAAAAACTGTGCTTGTATTAAAGTTATTTCCCATACCATTTACAATAGCAATGGTATTTATAGCAGATGTGCTAATCCAAAGTCCTGAAATTAAATCTGTAGTAGAATAAATTGTATTGTTATCTTCTATACCAGTAATTGCTCTAACAACTTTGTTTTTTGTTGTAGAAGAGTAATCATGAATATCTATAATGCTTACGCCCATATAATTAGCAGCAGCAGCAGAACCTTGTGTTCCTCTGTTAATTCTCATATTGTTATTTCCATTTGTTACACCATTTGATACTGTTGAAGAACCAATTGCTTCTGCAAAATGTGACCAATAAGACGAAGACCCTGTATCACTGTTAAATCTTACATTTAAATCTCCTGAAGCGTTGCCTCCTGAAGCGTCTCTACTTAATCCTCTAATTTGTAAATGTTTATATGTAGAAGGAATAGAGTTAAACGTCAATGTTGAAGCAGAACCTGTGCCAGTAACAGAAGAAATAAATTCAAACGCTGTTCCAAGAACAGTAACACTATTAGAAGCAGCAGATAAGACGTTGCTCCAAGTTCCAGCAGAATTAATTCCGTAAGTTTTAAAAGTGTAGGCAGTGTCTGCCGTTAAACCAGAAATTGTAATTGGAGATGTTGCAGAGGTACCAGTTATTGAACCAGGTGTAGAAATAGCACCGTAAGATGTAGCACTACCACCCGTTGTTGCAGCAGTAAAGGTTACGCTTGCTGTTCCAATTCCTGCGGTTGCAGTACCAATAGTCGGCGCATCAACAACGTCAGCAACAGGCGTATTACCGCCATTGACGCTCTTGAGCGAGACCTTGTTAGTGATAGTCACTATCTTTATCCTAACTAGTTTTTAAGAAATTTCGCTTCCGTATGCTGAGAATGACATTGTGGCTGAAGAGCCGTAAATGCGAATTCTATCTCCTGTTGCAAGAGTTAATCCTACTGTTAAGACGGTAGTATCTGATGCAGCAACTGTTGCTCCATAAACAATCCAGTGTTTTGCAGCAGCAGCAGAACCTGCATCAGCAGATGGCTGAACTGCAATACGATAAGTAGCAGCAGTTGCTGCTTGGTTAGTAATTACCAGTGAAGATACAACCGTAGATGTTGAAGATGGCACTGTATAAAGAGTGCTTTCGGTTGTAGCGCCTACTGTAGCAGTTGCTACCTGGCCTAGAATTTTGTATGTCGTTGCCATGAAACTCCTTCGAAGGGGATAAGCATAGGTTAGTTGGTACAAGAATAGTATGTGGGCTAAAGTGTCCCTATGAATTTGGTGCAAAAATCGGTTTCTCAAGGGGGCAAATTAGTTCCCCTAATTCTACCTCATTCAACCACTAATGGTATGGGTCTAATGAATCCATCAATCTTTGTAGATGATGATGGCGACATCTTGGTAAATATTCGCCACGTAAATTACACTCTCTACCATTCAGAAAAAGACCAGAGATTTTTTAGTCCTTGGGGACCACTCTCCTATCTACATCCTGAAAAAGACCAACGACTAGTTACGACCAACTATCTAGGACGTCTTGACAAGGATTACAACTTAATTAATTTTACTAAGGTCGACTACTCTAAGTTAGATGTTCCATCTCTATGGGAGTTTGTTGGCGAGGAGGATGTCCGCATCACTCAGTGGGATGGCAACTACTACCTGATCGGTGTGCGTCGTGATACCACGACCAATGGCCAGGGTCGCATGGAGTACTCCAAGATTGAGTTAGATAAAACTAATTGGACAGCCACTGAGGTGCAGCGAGTTCGTATCCCACCTCCTATAGATGTTAACTCCTACTGTGAAAAGAATTGGATGCCGATTCTTGATAAGCCTTATCACTTTGTGAAATGGGCTATGCCTACTGAAATTGTTGTGGCTGATCCTGATACTCCTGATTGTAAGCAGGTACAAGTAAAAGAAACTCCGCCGATTTTTCCTGATCAACGTGGTGGTACAAACGTAATTGCTTGGGGCGATTACTACATTGCATTTACTCATGAGGTTAGATTGTGGAAAAATTATTTAAATCAGAAAGACTCTGTGTACAGACATCGAATGATTGTCTGGGATAAAGAGTTTAACTTTGTTGGAGTTACAAACCCATTTGCATTCTTAGATACTCCTATTGAGTTCTGCGTTGGCGCTGCAGTTATAAAGAAAAATTTAATATTAACCTTTGGCGTTCAAGATAACTGCGCCTTTGTTCTTGAAGTTCCTAAGAAGGTTGTTAATGGAATGATTACGGAGGCTATGTCTTATGGACGTTAAAGAGTTTGCCTTACAACTGGCTGAAAAGCCTAATGATCCTCAGATTAACTTTGATCTAGCATCTGCTTATGAAGAGCAGTTACAATATGCATCTGCAGCAGGGTTTTACTTACGAGCCGCTGAACACGGGTATAAAACCCACCCATTAATTGCCTACACATCTCTGTTAAAGATGGCCCTATGTTGGGGTGCTCAAGGAGATAGAAACCGCACCGTGTACAACAACATCATGCAGGCTATCGCTTATTTACCAAATAGACCAGAGGCGTATTTTTTAATGTCTAGAATTAAAGAACGTAATAGAGATTATCAAGAGTGCTACACCTATGCAGAGTTAGGTTTACTATTTGCTACTAATGCTCATAACCAACCTCTTCCAGGGTACGTTGAGTACAACGGAACATACTGCTTATTATTTGAGAAGGCTGTTGCAGGTTGGTGGATTGGGCGCAAAGATGAAAGTCAAAGTTTATTCCAGCACCTACTAGATGACCATAAGATGACACAAGAGTATGTCAATGGATGTCTTAATAATCTGAAATTGTTTATCTGATGTTTCCTAATTGGTTTAAGGATGTAGAGAAGTACTTCAGACATGTACCAAGTGTTCCACTTCGTGCATTACAAATTGGCACCTACACAGGGGACGCCACGGATTGGCTAGTTAATAACCGAGAGATTAAATACCTACATGATGTTGATACTTGGGAAGGTAGCGAAGAAGTCGCCCATGAATCTCTGGATTTTTCTTCAGTAGAGGCTTACTATGACTCAAGATTTAAAGATAACAATAAGATATTAAAGTACAAGATGACTAGTGATGAGTTCTTTTTAAAGAGTACGGATACATATAACTTCATATACATCGACGGTGATCACACCGCACTACAGACCGCTATCGATGGCTTAAATGGCTTCAGGCACCTGGAACCAGGTGGGGTGATGGCATTTGATGACTACCTGTGGAACTATGGGGGAGGAGAGTACAGAGAGCCTAAGAGGGGCGTTGATTGCGTTCTTAATCTCTGTAAAGGCGAGTACACAGTGATTGAATCTGGATATCAAGTATGGATTGAGAAGTGCTAGATAACGCCTGCTTTGAGGTCTTTCATACTGATACTGGAAATGAATTAAGAAACAAATCTTATGAGGGCATTTTAAATTCTATGTCCTTCTTGCCACGCCTTGGCTCTGAGACTATGTATCTAAATACAGCAGAGAAGGCTGAAGCATTTATTAATCAAACCCCAGAGTTTAAAGTAAATACGGTTACTGATTTCTGTAAGCCAGGAGAGACCTTCCCACCATCATCTGGAGTTATAGGAGTTTGGGCAAGTACTTACTTGGCGTATAAAAAGTTTTTAGAGTCTGATAAAAAAGTATTAATACTGTTTGAAGATGACATCGTTATAAGTAAAAATTTTAAAGGTATTGCAGAGTTATACATGAGCGAACTAATGCCTATTTGGGATTTCTTTTCTTTTTTTGTTCCTGATGACTCACTATTTGCATATAATGAATCTGAGCATGATTTAAGTGAAGAGCACATTTGCAAGTCTTATCAGCAATGGTCTTGTGCAGGATATGCTGTAAGTAGACGTGGTGCAGAAAAAGCAATTGCAGATATTAAATTACAAGGAATTAACTGCCCTATAGATTGGTATATATTTAACTTTCGAATGAAACAAGAAAAAAATCAAATGCGATTTAATACCTTTACAGTAAAACCACAAATATATAAACCTATAAAGTTTTTATCAGAAGCGGCTCAACACAGCCAAATTCACAACGGCAGTACAGAACTACTTTAGTTACATTCCACCATACAACAACACTGTGGTTGTTGGATCTGCAGCAACTTGTCCAGTAGTTCCTTGCGTACCTTGAGTTCCGTTAGTTCCACCAATACCTTGCGTACCTACAGCACCTTGGGCTCCAGTTGTGCCTTGGCTACCTACCGTACCTTGGCTACCTACAGCACCTTGGGCTCCATTAGATCCTACAAATCCAGCAGTTCCTTGAGAACCTAAAGTTCCTTGCGTTCCAGTAGTTCCTTGGGCTCCAAGAGTACCTTGCGTACCTTGTGCACCTGTATCACCCTTGTCACCAGTACGAGCAAAGGTAATTAAAATATCATCAGAGTTAGATAAGGTTCCATTTCCAGATACATAAGAACACCCAACTGTAAACCAACCAGTATTATCTGTAAGAGAAGAAATTGTATAAAGTTTAAATACACTTGTATCTAATTTCTTTGATACACGGAAGTGTCCTTTAATAGTTGAAGTAGAGTCATCAATTGTGTTTAAAAATGAGGACAAGTCTGTTACAGAGTCATCGCTTGCATCAATATACATAGCAGTTGCCGTTGTAGGAGATGCGTTAAATCTTAAGTTTCCAGTTCCTGGATCAGCATTAGTAGTACTTGTTAAGAAGGTGTAATCAAAAGTGGCTCCACCAAAACTACCAACAGTACCTTGAGTTCCTAGAGTTCCTTGAGCACCAGTTGTACCTTGAGTACCCTGAGTACCCTGAGCGCCAAGTGTTCCTTGCGTACCGTTTAATCCCTGAGTTCCCTGCGTACCTTGAGTTCCTTGAGTTCCCTGCGTACCTTGAGTTCCCTGTGTTCCTTGAGTACCAACACCTACAGTACCTTGAGTACCTTGAATTCCTTGTGAACCAACAGTACCTTGAATGCCTTGAGTTCCCTGTGTTCCTTGAGTACCAACTGTACCTTGAATTCCTTGAGTACCTTGAATTCCTTGAGCACCCTGTGCTCCTGTTGTACCTTGAACTTGAGTTACAGTTGTATTAATTACATTTCCACCAGCATCGTAAGTAAATGTAATACCTGTTTTACTTCCGCTATTTAAGGCATTTGCAATACGTGTATTTGTAGCATATTTATTTACAGTACCTTCAGAAAGGTCATCTGTAGTGGTTAATGCTGAACCTGAAATAAGTGCGGCAATTGCATCTTCATCAAGAAAGTATGGCAAAGTAGCATAAGCAGTACTACCATCACCAATTTTAAATTTATTATTTGTAGTGTCGTAACAAACTTCACCAGCATATGGTGTTGGATTATTTGCAGTCCATTGACCAGCAGTTCCTCGTCGTATTTGAATGCGTACTGATGACATTAAATTACTCCTCCACCATCATAAGTAAGGGCATAAACATCTGACCCACTTGCTTCATTTCCACCATCAATTGTTGCTGAATAAGAATCACTTCCTCCAGCCTCATCTCCGCCTTCAAGTATATCTGCTGCTGCGTTAGTAACAATCTCAAACCATTGCACCCCATCAAATACAAACAGATTTTTTGCATCTGTGTTGTAGTAGATATCACCAGCGTACCTGCCAGTAGGCGCTGTGCCTACGGCAAGTACATTGATAGGTACTAGGGCTCTTTTACTCACGTATTAAGCCTTTACTACGACCCTGTAAGTTTCACCTGAAGCAGGCGCAACTGCAAATCCGATAGTTACAGCAGATGTAGTTGATGCAATTACATCAGTGACTACCTCGTTATAAGTAGCGTCTTGAACAGTTACTAACACATCTCGTGTTCCAAGATTGTGTGTAATTGTAAATGTTGTTGCTGAGTATGGAGATACTGGAGTAATAGTCTCTGCATAAGTTCCAAGTTGACCAGAGGTACCTTGAGTACCAAGAGTTCCTTGGGTTCCTGTTGTACCTTGAGAACCAACAGTTCCTTGTGCACCAGTCGTACCCTGTACACCAGTAGCACCGTCTAAGTTAATTGACCATGCAGAGTATGTTCCTGAACCTCTAACGTCATTAACGTTTACAACCAGTGTGTTAGTTCCTGCTGTGTAACTTACTACAGTGGCAGACATGTTGTTGTTTACATCGTAAGCAACTACTACGTCTTGACCTACTGAGTATGAAAGATTTGGATCAGCCAGTACAAAACTTACGTTATTTGCTACTGCAATTGAACGTGAGGTTGTAGAGGTTGTTTTGTAGCGATCAGATTGTCCTTGAACACCTTGAGCACCAAGGGTACCTTGAGTACCTTGAGCACCTAAAGTTCCTTGGGTACCTTGAGCACCTACGGTACCTTGAGATCCAACAGTTCCTTGTGAACCAACCGTTCCTTGTGAGCCTACAGTTCCTTGAGCACCTACTGTGCCTTGAGCACCGACAGTTCCTTGAGCACCAACAGTTCCTTGTGAACCAACTGTGCCTTGGCTACCAACAGTACCTTGAGTACCATCTGTACCTTGAGTACCCTGCGCTCCTAATGTTCCTTGAACACCCTGAGTTCCCTGAGATCCAACAGTTCCTTGAGTACCTGTTGTGCCTTGTGTACCTTGAGCGCCAGTTGTACCTTGGGCTCCAAGTGTTCCTTGGGTTCCTTGGCTACCAACTGTACCTTGTACGCCCTGGGCTCCAAGAGTACCTTGAGTACCTTGGGCTCCAACGTCACCAGTACGAGCAAATGTGATAAGGACATCTTCATTATCAGAAAGTGTTCCGTTACCAGAAACAAATGCCACATCAATATCGTGGTATGTTCCTTGATCGGTAACTTGAGTAATTGTATAAAGAGCAAACTTTGAAACATCAGTTCTCTTAGATACCTTTACGTGACCCTTAATAGTTGATGTTGAATCATCAATAGTCTGTAGGTAAGCGTGGATATCTGTGTTATTAATGTTGTTGTCATCAATACGAAGTACTGTTGCTGTACTTAATGCAGCGTTAAACTTTATGTAAGAGTTATCTGGGGCGCTGTTATTTGTAGCGTTGTCATAGTAGTAGTTAAATGTAATACCACCGAATGAACCTTCAAGACCTTGTGTACCCTGAGTACCATCTGTACCTTGAGTACCTTGGGCTCCTACAGTTCCTTGAGCACCTAATGTACCTTGAGTTCCTTGAGAACCTACAGTTCCTTGTACGCCTGGAGATCCAACGGTTCCTTGGGTTCCTTGAGTACCAACACTTCCCTGTACTCCTTGAGTACCATCTGTACCTTGAGTACCTTGGGCTCCTACAGTTCCTTGAGAACCTACAGCACCCTGTGCACCAAGAGTACCTTGGCTACCAACGGTTCCTTGTGAACCAACAGTTCCTTGAGAACCTACAGTTCCTTGTACGCCCTGAGAACCTACAGTTCCTTGTGATCCAACGGTTCCTTGGGTTCCTTGTGAACCTAAAGTTCCTTGTACTCCTTGAGAACCAGTTGTTCCCTGGGTTCCTTGAGCACCGACATCACCTGTACGAGCAAATGTAAATAAAAGTTCTTCGCCATTGGTAAATGTTCCGTTACCAGATACGTAAGCAACTTCTACATCAAACCAATTTGGTGCTGAGTCTGTAAGACCAGCAATTGTGTAAAGTGCAAAGACAGATGTATCAACTTTCTTAGATACCTTTACGTGACCTTTAATTGTTGATGTTGAATCATCAATAGTCTGTAAGAAATTAGAAATATCGTAGTTACCATCAGAAGGATTATCATCTAATGCAATGTGTGAAACTAAAGTTAAGTTAGCATTATTTAGACGAGCAAAGTTATCGCCTGGGTCTGACATAGTTGTGTTATTACTATATGTATACTCAACAGTAATACCACCAAATGAACCTTCAGTACCTTGAGTACCTTGTGTACCGTCAAGACCTTGTGCACCTAATGTGCCCTGTGTTCCTTGAGTACCAAGAGTACCTTGTGAACCTAGTGTTCCTTGAGTACCTTGCGCTCCTAATGTTCCTTGAGTTCCCTGTGAACCAACTGTACCTTGTGCACCTAAAGTACCTTGGGTACCTTGTGCACCATTAGAACCGTCTAAACCTTGTGCACCAGCAGTTCCTTGAGAACCTACTGTACCTTGTGAGCCAACTGTGCCTTGTGCACCAACTGTACCTTGTGAGCCAACAGTACCTTGACTACCTACTGCACCTTGTGTACCAAGCGTTCCTTGGGTTCCAAGGGTACCTTGAGTACCTTGTGCTCCAGTAGTTCCTTGCGAGCCTTGACTTGCATTAATCCATGCAGTGCCATTCCATGTGCGTAAATATAGTAATACTGTGTCAAAGTAAACTTGACCAACTACGGGAGATGCTGGAGCGGTCGCTAAGTTTTGTATTCTTGCATTTTGTAATTCTAATTTGTTTAAATCAATCGGGGTTAAAAACTTACGGGCCATTTACATTATCTCCTTAAGATAGATAGGCTTTGCCAGAAAACGCTTGTGAAAAGGAGACCGTAAGTGAGTTCGAATTAGTATATGTTATTTCACCTTCATATATTGTACCCCCAGAGTCTACAACTGTAACGTTAGGCTTAAAGCCTAAATTATGAGTTATAACCCAGGAAGAACTTACTGCATTTTGGACATGTTCATATGCTAACGCCTGTGGTTCTAAAGCGTTTTGAGCAGTTCCAAAATCTTGAGTTCCAGAAGGAGTGGTAATAAGGATGACATCATTTACTACAATGGGGACCGTAGATCCTGGGCGAATGTACTGACTCATACTTCTGTTACCTCTTCCGTCTTAAAGATCTTTCCTCTAACGTATGTGTGGGTGACTCCGTCTTTTGTTAACTGTACGTCATAATAAGATGTACTAGGTAACATTCGGGTCTGTGTTCCAGTGAGCGCTAATTTTAGAGTACGAAGGCCTGCTCCGTCTGCTGTACCAACATTTGGATATGTAATTGTAAAACTAGTAACTACCCCAGGAATACCTACTCCTAAAATCTCTGACTTTGCAGTATAAGTATCTACCTCAAAATCAAGAACAATAGTGAATTCGTAGGCATCTCCCTCATAGACAAAGAGGTCTTGAGTAACAATAGGTACTGGAGTTTCTACATTGCCATAGGTAGGGGTAGGCAGGTGGACACGGGTAGCGGCTGAACGATCATCAATCTCTTGTGGCTGAAATATTGGAACATAATGATTTGTAGTTTTAGAAATTCTTCGGAAACTAAAGACATCGATCTTAAACATACCAATACCAAGTTGAGAACACAATTCTTTGTATTGTTGTTTTCTTGCTTCAATCATCTGCATCAACTGTTGGTAACGCTCAGACCTTGGAATAGTAACCCCATCTGGAGCAAACACGTTAATATCAAAAGCAGCATCATTTGCTAATGCATACAAAGCAAGAGTTGAAGCGTAAATAATTACTGGGTACTCTTCAAGAGTTGGTAAATTTTGTAAACTGACACTACGACCATATGCGTCGGTATGGAAAGCGGAGTGTTCAAGGAAAGCCGTACTTATATAAGTTTGAACTTCAGCAGTTGTAAAGTATCTAAAGTAGTTTCCAGCAACAATTATATCGTCACCATTAGCAGGTACGTCATCAAAAACAAGATAGCCAGTTGCCTCTTCAACTTCTACATCCGCAGAAATATCTGAACCATTCTTATTTACTATTAAATTTGCTCCATCAAGAGGAGAATAGGGAACTAAAAACCTATTAGTAGTGCCATCTGCAGTAAAGGTATAAACAAAAGATTTAGGGAAATCGCCAATTTCAGACCTTAAGCGATCTGCAAGGCTTGAAATTGTGGCCACGTAACCTCCGTTAAAATTCTATGCCAATCATCTCGTGTAATCTAACTTTATTCAGCGCAAAATAAAAAGGGTCCAACTCCCAACTGGGAGGAGGGCGGGAACCAGTTGAGAGTCGGACTACTAGCGACGGCTAGTCTTTAGTTTGGCCGCCAAATGTAACCTAGTTGTTCTAGGTAATCAGCGAGTGATTTCGGAACTCTGTACTTAACTCCTGCTTTAAAGGTGTAAGTATTTCCAACCCCATAACTCATATCATCAATGTCGGTGATTGTGCGAATGACAACCATGTCACCTGCAGTTGAAACTCCAACATTCTCGATTTCATCCAGTACTAATGGAGCATCTGGTTTTTTAGGATCAAAGACATCTTTTTCTAGACTCTCTGCCTCAAGTTGAGTAGCGATAGAAATTTCTTCTTTACGCTTTTTTAATGCTTCTGCATTTTTCTTTGCTGCTTGCTCCGCTGCCTTGCCTGTTGCATCAAGCGGACTTGTCTGTGTGTTTGCCACGGTGTTTATTCTCCTAAGTTAGTTAGTGATGGCTGGGAGCCAAAAAAGGAGTAAGGCTCCCAGACATCAGGTAAAGCGATTTATTAGTTGGTGTAAACCTTAACAATTGCTTGATCGGTAATTACGCCAAGACCCCAGATTGCATACCAAGCAAGAGCGTGCTCACGACCGAAGTCAAGAACGCCACCATCACGAAGTTCAACTGGAAGAGAGATTGCGTGACCAAATGCGTTGTCACCAATCATGATTGATTCGTAAACTTCAGCACCGTTACCAGTTGCTGTTGTTAGGTAACCTTTTTCTGCAGTGTAATCAGCAGATACTGGGTTTCCACCCGCACCTGGATTGGTGTTAGACTTAACAGGAACTTCAATTTGAGATGCTGGTGCACCAACAAGAGTTGAAGTTGTGTATGCAGCGTTAACTGACAACTTCTTAACCTGTGTTGTTTCGATGAATACTACGTCGTATAGACGACCGATTTCACCTAGCATGAAGTTACCTGGAGCAGCGTACTTTGTAACTTCGATAAACTCTGGGTTCGAACGAATATCACGTGACTGCTTTGGGTGTACGAACTGTACGTATGTCTCGCCTAAACGAGGGATGTTCTTACCAGCAAGGGTAAGAGCAGCATCTTTAACTGCACCAGTTGATAACTTGTAGTTACCATCTAGGTCAGAAAATTGTGTTGCTACAGTACCTTCGTTGTACCAGTCATTAACACCTTGTACTGCTGAACGGTCATAACCGAACACTGCAGAAGTTGCTGCAGATAGAGTGTTACGTGCTTGTACGTCTAGGTATTGCGCCATTTGGCGTCCTAGAAGACGAGAGGCTGAAGCCATTACATCATCGAATGATGCATTAAGTAGCAACTCAGAAACAGCAACGGCATAACCGTGTTCTGCTACTGTAATTGCAATTTGCTCTGCAGTAAGTGCGTTTGTAGTCATACGAACGCCTTCTGTCAAAGGAGTTGGATCTACTGCGAAGTTCTTGTAACGAAGGAAGTTCACACGAAGACCAGGTGCTACACCTAGTTCAGTCTTCTTAACTGCGAATTGTTCGAAACGAAGAATTGGCATTGCCTGGAACAAAATTTCTTTTGACCAGATTGTTTGAATTGCTTGGCTCAGACTGCTGTTGCTGCCTGAATAAGCGGTTGGAGCGCCTGCTAACTGCGCTGTACCTGTAATTGCACTTGCCATTTAGGTCAAGTCCTTTCCTAGTAGTTGTTTGGGATTAACCGAACAGTCCCTGACCACGATTGCTGGCTGCTGTGCCAAGTAATTTGGCTCTTTGTTTCGCATAATCCGCCAATGACATTTCCCTGATCGAATCAGGTGAGTACGTTTTTTGTTCCGAATCATTATCGAGGGGTCCTGCGGCAGGATTAGTAATTCTAGTTCCTGCCATTTGTTGTCTTGCGCTTTGCATTGCTTGTTGAGCAGATGACAAAATTCGAACAGATTTTTCTTTCAACATTGCGATGCTCTGTTCAACTTCATCTGCAGTGTTTCCATCAATTAAGTCAATAAGTTCAGGAACAATATTTTCCCGCTCTTGTTCAACTCTTTGTTGACGATAAGTCATAAGTTCTTGGAACTTACGTTCCTGATCTAACAGAGCAAAGGCACGTTCTCTCTCAAGACGCTCAGACTCTAATTGAGACTGAAATTCTTGCTCCTTCTTTTTTAGGAGGTCTTTAAAAGAAAGTTCAGATTCTTCTTCTTCTTTCTTTTGTGCTTCTTTGCGAACTAACTCTTCAGCATTACGTTGTTCACGTTCTGCTTCTTTAGCGGCTTGTTCTTCACGAGCCTTCTTTAAAGATGAAAGTTCTTCTTTCATCTTTTCCATTTGTGGGTATAACTTTGCTTTTTCTTGCTCACGAGCCTTAGCAATGTCATCTGCGCTATACACAGAACCTACCTCACTTGGATTTTCTTGTGCTGGAATTGCAGCCAGTATTTCTGGTGACAATAAATCAGCGGCTTCTACTGTATTTTCCATAGGGTTCACTTATCTTTCTTGGGTCGTTGTCCGAATGCCTTTCGGCGTATCACTGGGTTTTAACAAGATAATTGCATTACATTTAAACGCATATGTCTCGTTAAATTCTGATTTTACATCAGAAATCTAATTAATCCCTGTCTACTGTTCTTCTTTGTGGAATTTTTGTTCCATAAGCGTCAGTGACAAGTTTGTTTCTTATCTCAGCCTCAGCCTGAACCTCAATGCTCTTGCTCTCTTGGCTGGCTGGATTTAAAGGATTATCAGGATCTTGAGGACCTTGCATTCCATCTCCCATTACATCGCCATCACCTATAACGGTGGGTTGCATTGGAATAGCACTATTGCCATCAGGTCCTGGCATCATTCCAGTCATGTCCATGATTTGTTTTTGAATTTGAATCTTTATTAATTGCAGAGCACCATCAGCCTCGGCATCAGCCATAAGTTCTTGACGAATTTCAAGCAATTTTTCCTCTGGGAATTCTTCACCAAGTTGACGTAAAGCACCTTCTTTTGACTCTAATCCCATTCCTAATTTGGTTTGAATCTCGTTCAATACAATCAATTTATCAAGAGGAAGTGGCTGTGGGAATTGTGCATAGTTAATGTAAGTAACTGGATCGTTAGCGTCTAACTGTGGATACTGACCATCTTTAATTGGTCCATCTTCATCTGGGTTATAGATAAAGGTTTCTGGCTCTTTAACTGCAAGCGTCTTCATTACTAACTCGTTAATCTTTTCCAAGCCTTTTCCGTATTGGGCTACCTTTTGTGAATAACGATTCATTAATGGTTGATACTGAATAGAGAGTGCTACACCAGAAGTATTTGAGATTGGCTGAACTTGTCCAAGCGCAGTTTCTGGAATGTTCATAAGTTCGTGCATAGATCTTTTTAGAAGTTCTAAATACTTTAAGGCTCCATCTATACCTTGAGCGCCACCTTCTAGGTTGAAGACTTGGGCGTCTTTTGGAAGACCGCCCCAAACCTTCTTTGCGCCCTTTTCTAAGTTAGAGGCTTTAGCACCCACGATTACCGTTACTGGTGATGCG